TAAGAAACGCGGCTAGATCGGTTACCGAGAGATTTCCTTGGCGCTTGATTTGATCTTTCTGTTTCTGTTTCCGAGTATTGGCATTTTCCACCGGTGGTGAGGCATTGCCTCCATCGGTAGGTGGTGGACTCTTGGGCTTGATCGCTTTCTTTTTAGGTGCGGTCTTTGCCTTTTGGTCCGACTTGATGGCTTCAATCCCTCTGACGAGAGTTGCGGCTATAAAGTCTCCATTGGGAAGATTTTCCAGGACATGGCCGTATTGGCTTTTAAGTCCTCCGAATAATTCTTTCCGAGCTTCTGCTGATTCATCGTCCTGATTTAACCAGGGATGCGTAGCAATTGTATCCTGTTGCCATTGAGATTTTTCCTGTAAGTAGTTCTGCCTAGCTGGAATCTTTTCGGTAAGGTACTCGTCTGCCTGGGTAAGGATATTTCGGATGTCATCATCTGAATATTCTTTTCCGTCAACTTCGACATAGTCTTTCCCGATATTCTGTAGGGCGAACTTCTTGGCGGCTTGGGCTTCCTTTTGTAACTTTTTTAAGTCTTCAAAGTTCTGAACATTTTCAAGTTCAGGTTGGCCGGTTGCCTGCTCAGTAGGTTGGCTATTGGATTTAAGGGATTCGATCTCGGCTTTAAGTGCATCTGCATTTTCTTCAGCAGACTTTGCTCGGGCAGTTAGTTTATTAACTTGCTTCAGCAGTTTACCTACAGCTTTTGGCGGTTCCTCTTCGGACTCCTCCTCGATCTCTTCATCCTCTTGCTCGGTTTCTTCTTCGGTATCTTCTTCCTCTTCGGAAATAGACTGGGAAAGAACATCTCCTTCCGATGCTTCTGCTTGCTTGGAACTCTCGGGAGTTTCCACGCTTGCCTCATCGTCAGATGCCTTCTGATCACTTTCCATTTGGTCGACAAAGGATGCCGCCAAATCTTCCATGCTCATTGGGCTTTGCGCTTGATTGTCTTCTGCTCCCGTGGATTCAGCCGGAGCCTCGCTAATAACTGTTTCTGCCATAATTTCTCTGCGTTTGAAGAGTTCGCACTCTCTTGTATTGATCTGCGCAGTAAATACACTCCGCCAATGACAATTATATCAGAAAAAAATTAGGATTATTCAGGAAATTTTAAATGCGTTCCAGTTGTCCTGAAACTTTTCATATTTGGCTTTTGATTTAGTATTGTGAGGATACAAACTTATGCGGATTGCGTTATCCAAATCCATACAGGGTATGATGTACCATTTATCTAAAGGTTCGACATAAGCCGCTAAGGTATCAACCTTTGTGCAGTCTATGGTTTCTTTTACCTTCTTGCCTGTTGCCGATGTAATCATATAGCGGCCAAGTCCTTTCCCCCTCGAATCATGCAATAAAGTAGATGTGCCTTTTATCTGTACTCGAAAGGTTCGACCTGCCGAGTTCATAACAATACAATCCTGTGGCAAATAGTCGCCAAGGGGAGTGAAAACTTCTAAGCCATTCTTTAGGGCATCTAAAAAAAACTGCTGTTCGTATAAGCTACCCGCCCTCTTCATCCTCCAGGTCGATTTCACTCTCGAACTCTAGAACATCTTCACCCAGCCACTCGTTAATATCGACCATCGCTATATTCGCCATTTCCATATCATCGATGTCTGACTCCTCAAGCCATCGATTCAATAATGCACGATGCTCGTTTTTAAACTGCTGATGGGGGGTCTGGGTCATCTTCCTCATTTTCGATACAACTTATTAGCCTACTTAGCCCAGCAATCTCACCCGATAGACGGGCAAGTTTTTGTGGATTATCAACATGGTTATAATCCTGAAAGTCTACCAAACAGGAGTCCCTCTGTTCCTTGATGAATTTCTTGACGAATTTCCATTCTGTTTGGTCGTTAAGACCGGCAATAGCATCAGATAAATTCATGCTTTTTTCTTCTTCTTGGTTTGCGAGGCTTTGATGGCTTTTGCTGTTGGGTAGTTTTTACTACCAGGCTTATTCATCCGCTCACCCGAGCCTGACTTAATGCGTTTCTTTTTAGAGGCGATATTCGCCCATAGTCCTGGTTTCTTTTTATTCATTACATAGAACTGGCTGGAACATTTCCAGGTGCGGTCCCTAGTTGACCAATTAGCGCGTTCCTTTGTTGGGCTTGCTGTTGCTCAAGCTGACCAGCATATGTCTGTAGCCTCTTCGCGAAATTCTCGTCCTCCTGCATCTTCTGCTGAATATCATTTGCTGGAATTTCTTCCGTTCCTTGCAGATATGTCTGCATGAATTGTAGTCGAAGTTGGGAATTTGCTCCTTGTGGTGCATTGACGACTTGACCACTAAAGATTTTAGCGAGATCCGCAGATGTTTCCTTAATCTCCTTATCAGTTGCCTCTTCAGCAGGTGCAATTAATTGACCGGCAAGGTTTGGATCGATTGCTTCTAAAAATTTGCGGAGATACACATCTGTCCTAAATGCCCCCTGTCGGTCGTACTGGGCCATAACCTTACCAACTGTATCCAGCTTCTGAAGAACCTTCTCCTCGTCTTGGTTCATGCTGTTCCAAGTAATATTAAAATCATACAACTCAGCAGTTTCATCCAAGATTAGCTGTGCGCCTTGCTCGTTATTGGTAACCCGAAACCAAACCATTGGCCCCGAATAAGTACGATCCAAGCACCATACACGCTTTAAAACTTCCTTCCATCCACTCAGCCAACAATTGACCAAGTGCTGTTTTAACGCATTTGCTTCCACCGCATCTTCAGGACCAGTCGCCCGACCGGTTATGCGGTTACAAAGTTGACGAATTTCCATCTCCACCTGGGTCGATGCTGGTGAATACCTTGGCGTATCCATCCATCCGACTTCATCCCTACGGCGGACAGGAATCTGTGCGCCTGGACCGATCCGTTCGGGTCTGCGGCCTAGGCTGTAAAGAAATGGAGGCATTGTAGTCATCGATGTTGCATCACGCCTCGAGTCCATTTCTGTTTTTACGGCCACCTGATAACTCTTTAACAACTCAGGGTATCCCCGAGAGTCCAACAACCGATGGTTTAAATGCTCTCGCGTGATACATACGAATGGATACCGCCCCTCGTCATACCCGACAGGTTCATGGAAACCTGCTTCTTCCATTTCGTCCGTCCAACAGGTCTTAATAACGATTGGGCAATCATCCTCGTCCAGTTCCTTACGATATGTGGTAACTACTCGGATTAATCCCTCATAACTCTGAGTCGAATAATCATTTCCATAGTTAAAATTACTGTAAGATTCCTCCTCAAAGAAGTCTTTTGCCTTTTCGATAGCTCCATCTATCCACTTGGCATCCCAACCCTCATTTACCTTCTGCTTTAACGCTTCAGGAGTATAATAATGGATACAATGGATAGAACGGGCGGACTCTAAATCGATGACATTACTATCCACGATTAATTCACGCCCAAGCTCATACGCTTTTACTGCCGGACGATTTACCACCATCTTTTCGGTCGGAATTTCTGTCTCACCAGTCTTACGAAGTTCGTTAAGCATCTTCTTAACCCGTCTTTTCTTTAACTTAGGGAACATAGGATAGAACATTTCCTCGACTCCCTCCTTCATCTCGGGGTCTTGTATAGCCATTGCTAGTTCGGGCGATTGTTGGGCAATTTCTTCCAAACTTAATGGTTCAAACTTGCGAGTCTTCTCCTGTTTCCAATAAGTGCCAAAGAAAGTCAGTCCGTTCTGCAGTAAATAATTAGCACCGATGGCTGATTCTCTCATCAGTTCATCCATCGTACCCATTCGCCACTTCAAAAATTCACTCACTAACTTAGCAGATGCTATATCACCGCTCTCCACAGGCGCGGCTACCAGGTTAGCCTGTGTGAGGGCCTGCGTGAGAGTCGCCACATCCCCATCGATCAATGGATTTATAACATTGGGGTCAAGGTCGGAGGCACCAACAAACGGAAAGGCTTCAGGTCCACTCTTCTTGCCGTCACCTGTTTTGCCTGCCCACTCATTAAATCGAACCTCCCGAGCATCCTCGGCTTTGTCCATCCATGATGATAAATTTGCTTTTGCCCGTTCAAACTCATGCTTCAATTCATCAACATCGGGCTTTTCTTCGTATAATTG